GTGATGGCACATCCAGAGTGTGGTACCACCATTGTCAGTATAATATACCACAAATCCTTGATCGTATGTGCGATAATTATAAGTGTATTCAATTTGAAAATTTTCGAAATCTTTATTTAATTTTTCAAGTACATCACCACATGTACTATACTCATCGGTGTATCCAGTGGACCACCTAAATCCTTTATCATCAACGCCACTACCGATAACTATTGCTTCTCTGGCATCAGCTGCTGATCCTAACATTCCTATTACTAACAGACTCTTGATCATTTACCTGCCTTTGCATCTTTTTCAGCTTTGGTCAGTTTGTTATTCCATGTGTTGTTGCTGATGCCAAGTTCACTTGCCATAGCTTTGGTTTTTCCTTTAGTAACTTCGCCGCCTTTAGCAAGAAACTCGGCCTTCATACGTTCTAGTTCTTCGTCTATAGGCTTTGCATCGTGATTCATGCTCATTTATGCACACTCCTTATATTCAACAATTAGTAAAAGATCTTTTACTAATTGCTTACCATACTTAGTAAATAAAATACCTTGCTCCCAAACAAAATGCTCTACATCTTGTCCGTGATAAAAAGTTTCAGAACCAGTAATCCAGCGAAGAGCCTCAACACGGTTACTAGCACCAAGACTAATTGTATCTTGAATACGATTTTCAAAACGAGCTACTGCCTTAACTTCTTGTTCTTTTTTAAACTTGTTATTTTCTTCAAGCTCTTTGCAAAGTTGATCCCAACGAACTTGTTTGTCAGCAGGCGGTAGAATGTTCCAGTTGTCAAGAATAACGCCACGTGGACGAAATCCGTAAACATCTTTATGTAAGTCTGAGAAACAATCGTCGCTGTAAGTATAAGTCATTATGCTACCTCATATCCTAGTACAGTTTCTACATATCCGCTGCCATACTCGGCAGTAATAGCTAATACAATCTGCTCGCGTGGTTCAGTATCCATATTATTGATTTTAGCGGTAACACCATCAAGATCATCCGCATTCATCATCCACTGTACTGATTGAAAATCATTTAGATCGCCTTTATATAATTCAGCAAGATCGGCACCTTGCGCTTCTACATAATAGCTATAAGTTTCATCTATAAGTTTCTGAATAGACATGTTAGTTTCCTTTACGCAAAAAGTGGTTTCATTGTTTTAAATACTATATTAAAAGCATTAATTTCTGCTTCATAGTAATCGCAAAAATCACTATCGTTATCAAAACGAGCATTGTCGCTATTATAACTTGCGCAATGCTCGTCCCACACACGATTCATAGCCTGCATACCTTCTAGTAGGTCGCCACGTCCATAGTTGGTCATTATTGTTTTAGCATCTTCAAAGGTAGTATCAAATTTGTTAAAAGCTGGGATTCTAAACATTGTATGCTCCATGTTTGCTAACTTATATATAATATAGCATTAACATACCGCAATGTCAACCGTTTTCTTGTATTAGAACAAAAAAAGATTAGGTTGACACGCAGGCTAGTTGTGCTATAATACAATTGTTCATAGGAGACAAACAATGGCAAAAGTAGCAGGTATTAAACTTCCCCCAAAAAAAGCACCAGCGGCTCGTAGAAAGCGCAGCAAAGTAGATGCAGCCTGGGATGATGCACTACAGATGAGCGGTGCAGCATATCACAAATACCGCCGTCGTGTGTTTGATGCCTACTATGCAGATAAAAAATCAGCAGATGTTTTTCCTGACCTAATTGAATGGATGAAAGATGCTGGCTATAGCAGCACCGATGTTAAGCGTATGCGCAAGCATGGGTCTGTAGGGCTTGTGCTAATTGGAATCTACACAAGATGTCTCCGCAACAATATGCCTGATTTACACCCTGAACACAATGCATATTGGCAAACGTTGCCTGGGTCCACTGGAGACCTGCAACCAATCTCGATTTTTATACGCAAAAAAATTGACGAAGCACTTTCTAAAATTGATACATCAGGTCTGGACGAAGAGGACGAAGTTGTTAAACCAGAAACTGCTCGCCGCACGGTACAAGAAAACATGCGAGATAAAACCATGGAAATTGGTGGAGAAATTGATGAACTTTTTGATGAATTTGCTGCCAGTGAATACAAAAATCCTGAAAAGTTCTCAGTTATGAGTTTGCTAAGAAGCAAAAGTTGCCCACCGCAGACAATTGATATAATTTCGGAGCCACTTAAAAATCAGCTATCTGAGTTAACAGAGTTGATGAATCCACCTACGCCTGCAAAACTAAAGAAAATGAGCGAACACGAAAAAGACATGCACGAACAGCTCAAAGAAGGATATGCACATTTAGGAAAACTACAAATTCGTGCAATACACAAGTTTCTTGAAAAAGCAATTGCTGACTGTGCAAGTTATGTACAAGTTAAAAAAGTAGAACGCAAGCCACGTGCAATCAAGCAAAAGACGCCAGCACAAATTGTACGCAAGTTCAAGTATCTTAAAGAGTTTGCAGATCTAAAGTTAACTAGTGTTAGTGCAGAAAAATTAGTAAATGGCAGCGAAGCTTGGCTGTACAATACATCAACACGAAAATTGATACATCTTATCGCAGACGATATGACTCAAACGTATACTATTAAGAGCAATACAGTTATCGGGTATGATCCTAGTAAGAGCGTGAGTAAAACATTGCGCAAGCCAGCAGAGCAACTTAAAGCATTCTTAAAAGGCGGTAAACCTGCTGGTCGTAAGGTTTTCCAAGACATCAAAGCCACTGAAGTAAAGTACAACGGTCGAGGAAATGATCATGTAGTAATACTCAAGGCTTGGTGATAATGCTAAATACTGTATAAGGACGGCAGTATAAATGGCAACAGTAACACTTAATCAAACTCTTGAAACGCTCAAGCAGCAAACAATTGACTATGTAAAGCTTCAACTTGGCGACGGGATGATTGACTTAGAACTTGATGCAGAGCACTACGAAGCATCGTATCAGCGAGCTATTGGCACATATCGCCAACGAGCCGAAAATGCGTTTGAGGAAAGCTACAACTTTCTAAAATTGCAAGATGGTGTAAATGTTTACACACTGCCCAGCGAAATACAAACTGTTAGACAAGTGTTCAGAAGAACCATTGGTTGGGACAACGGCGGAGAAGGCAGTGCGTTCGAACCATTTAGTTCAGCTGCACTTAACACATATTTGTTGAATGGTAACACCATGGGCGGACTTGCTACCTATGATTTTTATAGCCAGTATGTTGAGCTTACTGCTAAGATGTTTGGTGGATTTTTGAATTACACTTACAATAGTGCATCTAAGGAGATAACACTAATGCGTGATATCAAGGGCAGCGGTGAAGTTGTATTGCTTTGGTGTTACAATCTGCGACCCGAAGCACAACTACTCAGCGATTTTTCTATCTCGCAATGGATAACGGATTATATGATTGGCAATTGTAAACTAATGATCGG